CTGCGATACCTTTTGATCCTACTTTATTGATTGCCATATTACTATTTATTCGTCCGTATCAGTCGTTGAGTTGTAAGTTTTACTATCACTAAACGTCTGTATTGTTGTTGTAAAACCAAAGTCATCATCAGCATCTGCTGAAGTTGGATTTGGAACCACGATAATTCTTTCTTCTCTTGTTGCTTCTGGAGTATCTGTATATATGTCTGCTTGTGTTTCTTTGATAACTTTTTGTGTTGATGATGGTCCAAAAAGATATGTTTTAGCAGTAAAATTCAAAGTATATATTACAGCACGTCTTTGAGTAAAATCACCGTTATAAGAATCTTCATAAGTTAAATTATTTAAAACAATTGGTACATCTCTTTTAATACTCATTTCAGGAATAACATTAACGGTTACTGTATAATCTGGTTGAAAATATGGTAGTATTTGTTCTACAATTTGTAAACCACTTTCAGCAGAGGATGTAAAAATATATAAACTATATGAAATATTATAAGGTACAGGTGTGTAATTATAATTCATAACTTTACCTTCAGCACTTGTTTTTACTGTTTTATATTTTTGTATTCTTGTTAATTTACGTGAGCCATCATAAGCAATACCAGTAATTTCAAAACCCATACGAGGTAATGTAATCGCAAATTCTCTATTATCTAAATCTGGTTGTTGATCTAAACGAACTAAAAATTTTTCTTTTGGAGCATAAGATAACGGTACAGGAATAGATTGTATTGTAGCACCTGTTGAGTCTTTTCTTCTAATTTGTATGTTATTAAAGATTTGACCAAATGCGATGGTCATTCTTCTCATACTTTCGTTGTAAAAATATTTTCCAAACATTTAAAAATCTATCTCTCCGAAAGGGTTTCTTTCTGTAAAATCTAATATATCATCAGCCACACTTGCTGTATCAAAACCAGCTTCACTATCTAAATCAATATTACTTGCGTAAGTTGATTGTGTTTGTAAAGCATAATCTTCATTAATAAAGTATTGTACTTCGCCATCTACACTATCATTTTCTAATACTAATGAACCAGTAGCAGCTGTGTTTTCTGATATGGTTACAGTAGGTGATAAACCAAGATAACTTGATCCATCTACAACTATATTAATTCTTGTTACTACACCACTTGTTAATGTAGCAGTGGCAGTAGCAGTTACAGCACCACCTGGACTTCCAACAGTTACACTTGTAATAGTTAAAACATCATTTAATGCTGAGTCAGGAGCAATCGAAGTAATTTGTCCGTTGGTTACTGTTGCTACAGAGTTAGTATTTGTTTTTGTTGTACTATCTGTTGCTACATAAACAACTGTTACTGTAGGCACAGAACCATAACCACGACCAACATTTGATACTGTAAAGGACGAAACTGTATTGCCTGTTAAATTTGCTGATGCTATTGCGTTAATAGAAGCAGACGGCGCTGAAATAGTTATTGTAGGGGCAGTAGTATATCCTTCTCCACCTGATATAAGTGGTATAGAAGTAATTACGTCACCTGTTACAACTGGATTTCCTAATACAGCACCAAACGTACCACTTTCTAATGATACTTGATGTAAAAGTTGATCTAATGTATATTTGTCTTCAGCAGCATCAATTTCAGTAATGCCAGTATCCAATCTTTCTGAACTGTATTCCCAACGTGTTACTCTTAATTTGTAAACTGGTAATTGTCCTAATTGAAAGAACGGCTCTTGGTCTTCAACAAATTGTATTTCAAAAAAACTATTCATTAAAGGCATATAGATAATATCGCCTTCGTTTGGTCTTCCGTCTTTAATTAAAGTATGAACTGAATCAACTTTTTCATCAAAACTTCTTTTCGCAACTGTGAAAGTTGTATCTTCTCTAATCTCTAAACCAAATTTAGATATTAATTCTTGTTGACCAGCAAATCCCTCTGTGGTCTCCATATACATTTCTAATAAGTATGAATCATCAAACTTACTTAACGTATCTTCGCCAAGTATTAAATCTCTATTGACTAATGTTCGTGGTAGGTAATAAACGTCAAATCCGTATATCTTTAGACCTTCAATAATTAAATCTTCGTAAAGTCTTTTTTCATTGGTATTGCCAATGCCGTTACCACTTTGAAAATAATGATTAACAGCCATAACATTACCCTATCAGCATTGCTGGATTTAACTCGTAAGAACTTCTTATTTCTTGTTCTAGTTTGTCTATATCAGTCAAAGCTTCACTATAGATTTGTCCTCCATTTAGTGAAACACCACCTATCATTGTTACACCATTAAACTTAGATAAGTTAGCACCCCATTGTTTTTTAAATAAAGCAGTTGTATATCTTTTTAGATAAATGTCATTCCATATATCTGTATAAGTTGATGGATCTAATTTTCTATAACACTCAATTACAACATATTCGTCTGTAGTTAAATCGTTAGTCCAATCCATATCAATATATAATCTGTTTTGATGTTGATTAAATCTTATAGGTTTTTCACCTACTAATACGTGATCTAAGAAATCTAAATGTCGTAAAACTATATCATAGTTGATTACAGATGTTGAAGAAAAATCATAAAGATCATTTAATCTCATTTGGTATCTTACATCAAATAAGTTTAAATTACCTTTATCAGAAAATGGAAAAATGTTAATTACTGAAACAACACTTTGAGGTACAACTAAAAAGTTTTTGTCTTCATACCAAGTTGTTGTAATACTACTATCTGCCGTATCTGTGGCAGTTTCAGTAGAACCGTTAATAGCAGATAAACGAGTTTTATCAGCAGATGTTAATTTGTATTTTAGATATGTTCGAACAATACCATCATAGTGATATTGAGCAAAGAATTGTAATGCTTCATCAATTCTGTCTTCTAATTGGTCGTCATCAACGTTAATTTCAATGACTGGTTTACCCAATGTTCTAAGACAATATTGTTTTAATGTTTCTCTTGTGCTTGGCGTTGCCATTCTAAAATTCCTTATTGTTTTCTACAATATTTATAATACTAACCAAGAGCAACGGCTTGAGCAATCGCAAAGGCAGTAGAAGCTTTAGCATCCAATTGTGTCTGAATATTAGAAGAAACTCCGTTTAAATATTGAAATTCAGTATTAGAAATACTACCATCAGCAATACCAGTTGCGTCTAATCCTGTAATATCAGTTATATTACCTGTAGTAATTACTGTACCTGATACGTTTGGTAAGTTAATGGTTCTATCTGCTGTAGGATCAATTACACCTAAAGTAGTTTCGTATGCGTCTGCTGTTGAACCTTCAAATGTAAATGAATTTGTTACTTCTATTGTTGTTGAATTTACAGTTGTTGTTGTACCATTAACAGTTAAATTACCTGTTACAGTTAAGTTATTACCTATAGTTACATCACTTGGCAAACCAATTGTAATTGTACCAGAACTTTCACCAACTTCGATTTCGTTAGATGTACCAGCAAAAGTAATTGTGCCACCTAAAGACGTAGCAGTAGATGTAGAACCGTCTGTGACTGTAATGGTTGAATTAGTTAAAGACGCATTACCAATGTTAGATAATGTGTTTGAAGAACCACTTATTGTTTTGTTAGTAAGTGTTTCTGTACCTGCTAATGTAGCAAAAGAACCATCTGATAAAGCAGTATTAAATTCAGCAGTTGTTCCTGAAATAGTATTACTTGTTAAACTGATTGTTTTGTTTGTAAGTGTGTCTGTACTAGAAGCAGTTATGTAAGAACCTAAGTCAGAAATATCAGCTTCAACAATTGTAATTGTGTTACTTGCTGTATTGATTGTTTTGTTTGTAAGTGTTTGAGTATCACTTGTACCAACAATCGTTCCTGAAGGAGCTGTTACAGTTGAAAATGCGTTTGTACCATCAGCAGTTAATATACCTGCTGAAAATGTAACCGCACCTGTACCACCATCACTAACGCCAATAAAATCGGCGGCTTGATATTCGGCAAGACCTGTAACGTCACTACCTGTAAACGTTGCCTTAACTGGTGTTTTAACTGCCATTAACTACTCCCTACGACTAGACTTGTTTGTGCCGTTCCATCTGCTATTGTAAACGGTATGTATAAATTTGTTATAACATCTGCTAAACTTCCAGATGTTTGTAATTGTATATCTGAACTAGAACCATCTGCTTTTAAAAATGGAACAGTTGCTGAGGTAACTGTACTAACTGTAATAGTATCAGTTGAAGCATCACCTGTAATACTTATAAGACCAGATGAATCTAAATTTAATGTATCTGTTGTTGAATCAGCAACAATATTTGTTGAGTCATTTAAATTAATTGTTGAAAATACGTTTGCTGTTGAACTACCTGTTATTGTTAACGTATCACCAGAAATAGATGTTGTAATACCTGTTCCACCAGCAACTTTTAATGTATCATTTGCTAAATCTAAAGTTGTTGTAGTTGAACTATCATCAGCAATCGTTAAGTTACCACTTGCTGATGAACTAATCGTAAGTGTATCACCAGAGATAGAAGTTGTAACGTTTGAACCACCAGCAATCTTTAGTGTTTCGCCAGCATTTAATGTAGTTGATGTAGATGTATCATCAACAATTGTTAAGATACTTGAACCTGTACCCTCTGCTAATTCTTTAATAGTAATAGCATCAGATAGAGCAGGAGCTGTACCAAAAGTTAATGTGCCTGCCGATACAGTATAATCAGTTGTTGGTCTTTGAAATACACCATTAACAAATACTAAAAATTCCTGTACGTCAGTTTTTGTAGCTGTTACAGTAAATCCTGTAGTTGAACCATCACCAGTATATGCTCTTACAACGCCTGTGTCGTTTAGTGCGTTAGCACCTTCAACCAATTCTTTGATTGTAATAGCATCCGAAGAGGATGGAGCAGTTACGAAAGTTAATGTTGTTCCTGAAACAGTATAGTCAGTTGTTGGTCTTTGAAAAACACCATTGACAAATACTAAAACGTTTTCAACGTCAGCACCAGATGTTACAGTAAAGGCGGTTGTAGAACCGTCACCAGTATAACCTCGTACATCACCAGCTAAAGGAGATGTAGAATCACCTGAAGAACCAGCAATTTCTTTAATGGTTCCGTTATCATTAATATAAAACTTCTTTGCCGAAGTATCTATCGCTACTTCACCATTCGCTAGATCACTAGTTGTTGGTGTAGTTGAACCTCGTTTAAGTTTTATAACTGTCGCCATATTTCAAAAACCCCTATAGGACGACTTAATTAAAATGTTCCGCCGTCTATTGCCGTTACCGTTACTGCTCCAGATGTAACTGTAAAGTTATCTGAACTAAATGACGCAACCCCTTTATTAGAAGTTGTTGCCAATTCAGCAGCAATTGTTAATGTATTTGAAGTAATACTTGTATCAATACCTTCACCATCAGTAATCGTTAATGTTTCACCAAGAGCAACAGCATCGGAAGAAGCATCACCACCAGTAATAGTAAATGTACTATTGGTTAGTGAAGCGTTAGCAATATCAGATAATGTGTTTGATGAACCACTAATTGTTTTGTTAGTGACAGTTTTTGTATTATCAGTTGATAGTACATCACTTCCACCCAACGTAGCAGTTGTAGCTTCAATGTTAGCAACAAGTGTTCCAGTTGTGATAGTTAAGTTACCTGTAGAAGCACCAGTAAATGAACCAGTTCCTACGATAAATTTATCTGAACTTTCGTCAAATCCGATAAATGCGTTATCACTATCACCTCTTTCAATAACAATACCAGCATCGTTAGCAGGTGTACCTGTTGTTCCGTTAGCTAACTCTAATAGAGTATCACTAACTACAGTGTTTGTTGTAGAAATAGTTGTTGTAGTACCGTTTACAGTTAAGTTTCCTGTAATAGTAGCATTTCCACCGATAGTTACGTTATCTGGTAAACCAATTGTTATTGTATCACCAGAAACAGCAGTTTCAATTTCATTTGATGTACCTTGAATAGTTAGTGTGTCACCTAAATCAACAGCATTTGAACCACTATCACCAGCAACTGTAATTGTAGAGTTGGTTAGTGATGAGTTACCAATGTTTGATAAAGTGTTTGAAGCAGCATCAATTGTTTTATTTGTAAGTGTTTGAGTACCAGAGTTTGTTGTAACTGTGTTATCAATAGCAAATGTAACAGAATCACCAGATACAGTTGAACTAATACCTGTTCCACCTAAGAATTGTAGTGTGTCTGATTCTGTAATTGTAGATGTTGTTGAACTATCATCAGCAATTGTGATAGTTGTCATCTGGTTAGCTACTTGAGCATCTACGTAAGTTTTAATAGCTTTAGCAGAAGCAAGAGTATCATCACTTGCGGATACTGAAGAAATATCTGTATCTACTACACCAGAAGCAAAGTCAGCAACTTCAATGTTTGATATT